CATATTAGAATGGCGAGTGATCTGGCTTCAATAGAAGACGACAAAGACGGTTGGACGGAACAATTTCTCGATATACTTGAACACTTCCAATTTGTTCCTGGTGGAAGAATTTTAAGTAATGCTGGAACGAATCTGTCTGGTACCACTATGATCAACTGTTTCGTTTCAGGATTCATAGGTGCGAAACAGGATTCAGTCGATAGTATCATAGACGAGTTGCGAAGGCAAATGCTGATCCTCAAAAGTGAAGGTGGCTATGGAGTTTGCATTGATGTACTTCGCCCTCGTGGTGCGTTCATTCATGCCATTGCCAATGAGTCTCCAGGAACAGTAAAGTTCCTTGATATTTGGGATGTCATTTCTGATGTTATTACAAGTGGTTCAGGTAAGAAAAAAAGCAACATAAAAGGTAAAGAAAAGATTCGAAAGGGTGCCATGATGGTAACTGAATCATGTTGGCATCCTGACATTGAAGAATTCATAACAGCTAAACAGGCTCCTGGTAAGCTGACAAAGTTCAACATGTCAGTATTGGCAACAGACGAGTTCATGGAAGCTGTTATCAATCATTTGCCTTGGAAGCTGGAGTTCCCAGACTATGAGTTTTTGTTTCATGAAGGCCGTAAGACCGAGTACAATGAGATTTGGGACGGAGATCTCAAAGGATGGAAAGCAAAGGGCTTGCCAGTAAAGGTATACAAAGAGTTTAAGGATGCCAACGAACTGTGGGATTTGATCATGAGGTCAGCCTACAACAGAAATGAACCTGGCATTATATTCATAGACACGGTGAACAGGTGGAACAATCTTTGGTATATTGAGCATTTGTCTGCATGTAATCCTTGTGGAGAACAATACTTACCTAAGGGAGGGGTTTGTCTTCTGGGTTCGTTCAATCTAACACAGTTTATCAAGGATGGGAATTGGGATTATGACAAACTAAAGAAAGTTATACCTGTGGCCGTTCGTATGATGGATAACGTGAATGATCGAACAAAGGTCCCACTTGAAGAGCAGAAAGATAACATTCAGAGTAAAAGAAGAATGGGTCTTGGAGTAGTAGGGTACGCATCAGCCTTGATGCTCATGAAGGTCCGTTATGGTTCACCAAAAGCATTGGAAATGACTGATCAATTAATGGAGTTTATATCCAATCAAGCATATCAATCTTCATCCCTTCTCGCTAAAGAAAAAGGGTGTTTTCCGCTGTTTGATGCTGAGAAATTCTTGCAAGGAAAGTTTATTCAGAACCTTAGCGAGGAAACAGAAGAGCTGATCAGGAAGTATGGTCTTCGTAATTCGCATCTCCTTTCTGTTCAGCCAACTGGTAATACGTCCTCTCTATCAAATAATATTAGTGGCGGCCTCGAGCCTATTGTATTCAGTAGCTATATTCGAACTGCTGTTCAACCTCATCCTTCTACGGGGTTAGATGTGCCCAAGAATATAGGATGGGAGACTAAAACCTTCGAGTCAACGAGCTCTTGGGAGTGGAAGAAAGAAGGAGATGAGAATATTCTTGTCATTCACTTCGAAGGTGATGTGTGGAAGTTTGATCGTAGTCGTGGCCTCGTAAAAGAAGTTCCTACGTGTGACTACGCTGTAAAATGCTTAATGGAAAGAGGGGAATGGGATTCAAAGGCAGATTGGGCAGCCTGCACAAAGGAGCTGAGCCTAGATGATCACTTAAATACGATGAGAGTGTTCTCAAAGTATTTGGATAGTGCGATGAGCAAGACTGTGAATGTTCCACATGATCATCTATATGAGGATTTCAAGCGGCTTTACATAGATGCTTATAATACAGGTACTATCAAGGGCTGCACGGTTTATCGAGAAGGAACTATGCTGTCTGTGCTTGCTGCAACCTCAACAGTGGAGCATCCCACCAAGATAAGCAAGACGATATCACCAAAGAGACCACAGAGCCTGCCGTGTGATATTCATCAGATTACGGCAGCCAGCAAGAAGTGGATTGTGCTGGTGGGCCTACTTGAAGGTGATCCGTACGAAGTATTTGCGTTTCAGCCAAAGAATGTGACGCTACCACCTCGTATCAAGAAGGGTAATCTCATCAAGATCAAAGGGAATGGATATAATCTTGAATGTGAAGATGGCTGGGTACTGCAAGATATCAACACTCTATTTGAAAGTGATGAGCACGAGGCTCTAACTCGAATGATTTCAACAGCTTTGAGACACGGGACCGACATTGAGTTTATTGTGGCTCAACTAATGAAATCCAAGGGCACCATCACTTCATTTGGGCGAGCCATTGGTCGCACACTGAAGGCGTATATTCAAAACTACAAGAGTTTGAAATGTCTCAATCCACAGTGCCGATCAAAGAACTTGGTACGAGAGAACGGCTGTCCCAAGTGCCTAGATTGTGGCTTTTCTGGATGCGGATAAATGGCAGTTGTCTCCCATTTATTGTCTAAACTATCGATAATAAATGTATTTATTATAGATTGGTGATTGCTCAACTTGCATAGGAGACAAACATGGCTGATGGATATGGAATGGTAGACTTTGTGGTAGTTTCACCCTACTATCCACTACAGGGTGACTATGGCAGCATCATGGATGCTATAAATGATGGTGCAGTATCGATTTATGTGAAGAGTGGTATCTATGTGACCCACGAGACTATCACCGTACCCGGGTGTACCAACATATATGGTGAAAGTATCTGTGGTGTGATAATTGATTTTCAGAATGAACCTTGGAACTTCATCATTAATGGCTTCGGAGTACGGATTTCTGGATTGAAGGTAATAAATTCAATAAACACACTAGGAGCATTCGTTTTCAACGCTGCAGAAGATGCCACGGTAGAAAAGTGCTGGATTGATCATTGTGATCGAGCGGCAATGTTTACTGCTTCTACTTTCTGCCATTTTAGTAAGAACCGAGTACAGCATATGTTCCTGGAATCAGTGTTTGTAGACGAGACATCTACAGATAATCGCATCACTGATAATAGAATAACTGATGGACAGAACTATGGTATCATGTTGAAGGGTGCGTGGAATAAGGTTGTAGACAATACAATAGCTGGTCACCAGTACGATGGTATCTTAGTAGTTTCTAAGATGAACACTATTCAGGGTAATACGTGCAATCAAAATGCCAATGGTATCTATGTTGCCAAAGAGGGTGGAGATGACAATAGTATAGTTGGTAACATTTGTGTTCAGAACTTGGGATATGGAATCAACATCAATTCATTAGAGAATGCAGGCAACGTGGCCACCACTAATGTTTGTAAGGACAACGGAGTAGCAGATATTCGTTTTGTGCCCGGTAATATAGCATTAGCTAACGATGCTAATACCATAGTATAAGGAGAGAGATGATGGTTACAACGATAATCAAAGCAATCAAAGCAGCTGGTGGTGGAGATTATTCAACACTAGGATCTTGGGAAGCTGCTCGAAGAGGTAACATAGTAACACGAGATACCATTGAAATAGCAGAAATTTATGATGCTACAACTACAGGTGTAGGATTTTTACCTGCCGATTGGACGGTTGATGCTAGTCATTATATTTGGATAAGAGCAGCTGCAGGATACGGACACCTGGGTGTTTTTAATAATACTACTAGGGCATCTTTTAATGGAGTTCCCTGGTGTTCTGTTGGATATGTGAGAATAGGTCCAGGCCTTTCTATATATGATGTATTCGGCACGGGAATTAAGTTTTCCAATATATCTACTGACGCCACCTGCATTGTAGACGGTTGTATAATAGGTGCTGGAACACCTGTTGTACGGTTTGATAATTGTCCTGTAACCACCAACGCAAATCGACACGTGGTTAAAAACTGTGTTATTATAAAGAGATCTTTAGGTGATGGAGCCATAGCAACACGAAATGGAAATACTAAAATAAAGGTGTATAACTGTACAATCAGAATTATTGACGAGGGAGTCAGTTCAGTTACGTTTTTACCTGAAACTGGAACTGATATTATATCTGAAAATAATTACCTGGGATCCAATAGTAGAAATTACTTCTTGAGTTGGGGGGGAACGATTACAAAAGGTGCAAATGATGCCACCAAGAATACAGAGGCAATTACACCTAGCTTGCAAAGTATAGCATACAGTACAGCAAATTTCATTAGTGTAACTCTTGGATCTGAAGACTTGCATATATTAAAAACGGGTGCTCTATATAATACGGGAGCCAACCTTACAAGTGAGGGAGTTACTACAGATTACGAAGGAACTACCAGACCTCAGTTTGGTGATTTTGATATAGGTGCTCATGAATTTGGCATTCCGATCTGCTGGAACTACACGGCAAGGTATAGGGGCTCTAACAAGTTGTTCAAAGCTTCTGGATGTGGACCATTCCCAAAGACCTTACAGGTTCCATCAAATGTTGACACCTCCACAGGTAAAATGATTGATGACGGAGTGTTTATTAGTCCTGACAAGTACGAGATAATCTAGTATAAATAATACATGTTCACAATTTCGCTCATTACAAAGACTCCAACAGACTATGTCTGCGGGAGTCTTTTTGTTTCCCTAACTAGGAGGACAAAATCACTATGAGTCAAAGAAGATCCAGAAATGAAGCTCGGGAAGTTCGAGAAGTGCAATCAAAGCATCCAGCAAGAACAAAGGTTAATAAAGATGCACTAAGTAGATTTGAGCCGAAAACACCAGGGCAGTTAGAGTACGTAAAGTTAATGGAATCACATCCTATTACATTAGTGATTGGTCCCGCGGGATCTGGTAAAACTTTTTTGTGTATTCGTTCTGCAATAAAAGACTTGATAGAAGGAAAATGTAATAAAATTGTTTTAACACGTCCAGCAATTGAGGCTGCAGGAGAAAGATTAGGAGCACTTCCTGGTAATGAAAAGGAAAAAATCTTTCCCTATCTTCGTCCACTTTATGATTCGTTAGAAAAAATTCTTGGTAAGATAGAGACAGAGAGATTGATTAACATGGGCGCTATTGAGATAATTCCTCTTGCTTATATGCGCGGAATGAGTCTTGATGCCTGGGTGATTTTAGACGAGGCGCAAAATACTTCTATAGATCAATTTAAAATGCTCTTAACTCGTCTCGGTAAATATTCAAAATTAGTTGCCACTGGTGATTTAGAGCAAAGCGATATGGATCGCACTAATAAACGTAGTGGATTAGAGGATGCGGTTCTTCGTTTTGCTGAAGAAAAGGAAATTGCAGTTGCTCGTTTAGGTATGGCAGATATCCAACGCCATCCTTTGGTTTGTAGGATAATTAAAGCTTATCAAATACCACTTTCAGGTGACATAAGTTATAAAAAACTTTAT